GCCTGCAACTGCGGCTCGGCGGCCGGTTCTGCGGCCGGCCCGGCGTCGCTTGCGCCGTCGTCGGCGCGTTCGGCCAGGGCCTCGTCGAGCGCGGCCAGTACCGTCGCTTTGTCGGCCTCGGCCGAGATGCCGAGCTTCTCGGCGATCTCCTTGAAGTCGGACATTGAGTGTTCTCCTTCTTCTTCGACCGCGGACGCCGCGGCAGACGGAATCTTCGGATTGGTGGTGCGTGCCTCTGCGCGGGAGGCGAAGACCAGGGCCGGCTTCTCGGCCGCGGCGCGCGCGTTGACGTATTCGACCTTCACGGCCTGGAAATTGCCGAACGTCACGCTGCCGTCGGACCCGATCGAGTACGAGAGTCGTTGCAGCGCACCGTCATCGTCGTTCTGGATGATCAGCTCAGGCGGGTCGATGTACATTTCGCGGATCCAGAGCATCCAGTTGATGCCCGGGCCGTCGTAGAACGCGTTGCGCACGTCATCGATCGACGTACCGGCGGCCAGCGCGATCGCAGCATTCGCCATGGCGGTCTCCTTCTCGGGGGCCTTCGTGTACAGGTCGTAGAGCGACTGCAGCGTCCCGATCCCAGGCCTCACAACCCCCAGCAACGCCATTGCGTGCAGCACGAACGGGTGCGTGTGGCCAAGCTGGCAGACGTAATTGCGTTGCCACTCTCCAGATCGGTCCGGGTAGGCGCTCGCCAGCACCGACCGGCCCTGTTCGTCGGCTTGCGCCATCCACGCCGGCACTCCGACGAAGTCACCCAACAGGGTCTGCCCGTCGTCGGAGAGCCGCATGTTGTCGATCAGCCCAATGGCCGGATCGCCTTGCCCTATCTCGCCGCTGTGCCCGAACTTCAGCACGGGCCGGCGCACGGCCGGGCAATCCAGCGCCGACACCGCAGACGCCAGGTCCTGCGCGCTGGGATGCCAGTCCTGGACGTTGCTGATGTCCCAAAAACCGACCGATCCGAGCTCAACACCAGCGACGGTGGCAAGAGCGGGCGCCGACGGTGCGCCGTCTACTCCTCCCACAGCGCCCCCTGCTCAGGGGCAGCAGCCGCCGGCCGAGGTTGTTTATGGCTGCGGGCGGCTTTCGGCGGCTCCTGCACAGGTGCCGGCGGCTGCTGCTGTATCTGGGGTATCGCCGGGGCCTGCCAGCCAGGCGGCAGCAGGTCATCGGCGTCGTCGTCGGCGGCCTCGTCTGGGTCTTCCGGCGGGGCGCCGAGATGCTGGCGGATGAACGCCCGCATTGCCGGGTCGGGCTTGAGTAGCTCGGCCTGTACCAGCAGATTCAACGCGGCGGCCTGCGCGTCTTGCTGCGAGCCGATGTCGTCGGCCACCAGCAGCGGCGCTGACTCGTCGATCGAATAGTTCAGGTCGACCAGGTCCTCGATGACGTGCTTGTTCGCGACGTCCAGCAGGTCGTCGAGCACCGCCTGCACGGCCTGGATGTACGGGTCGTGCTGCACATCGGCCAGCGCGTAGCTGCCGCCCTTGTCGAGGTTGAGGAACTGCTGCAGCGCCACCACGCCGATCTGCTTGTCGTGGTAGTCGATCGCCGGCCGAGGGTCGACTCGCTGCCCCATCACGCCGAGCAGCTGCATGATCGCGCCTGGCGGCAAAGCGACTCCGGCGGTGTTGCCGCCGCGGAATCGCTTCGCAACATCGAGCCACGCCTGCATCTCCGGACTGTTCGGGTCCGGGTTCGTCCCAGGCGGCGCGGTCACGGCCGGCACACCGACACCGTTGCGCCGCACAGCAACCGCTTCCAGCCGGATGAGCTCGTTCTTCAAAATCCAGTGCTTGTAGGCCGGCCGCAGCAGCGACGTCCCGATCCACACACCCTCGTCGGGCTCGTTGCGGTACACCACCAGACGGCTGACATCGATCAACACACCCGCGATGCCCGTCGTCATCACGAACCCATTGGGTGGCTGCTGCTCGATCGCGACCAAGCCGCCGTCACGGGCGACATGCCACTTCGAAATCGTGCGCTGGGGCCGCGGCGCCAACTTCGCCAGATGCGCCTTACCGTCGTCGCCGATCCGGTACACCTGCTCGAACACCGAGTGCCCGTACTGCAGGCACGACAACGCGCTGCGCAGGTGATTCTTCCAACTGAAACGGTCCCGCTGCCGCGGCATAGTCTTCGCGGCCTTCGCCTGAGCGGCCTGCTTGGCTTCGGCGTCGTTGTCGCCCTTGATCGGCAGGTTCAGATCCGACGCGACATGCTCGACAACCGCATCCGAGGCGCCGTTGGGCTCGATGTAGTACTTCGCGCGCCGGATCGGCAGCCGCACAGCACCCAACACCGACCAAACCCGCGCATCGTCGCGCGGCATCTTGTGAAAAACGTTCAGCGACAGCGGATAAGTCAGGTCAGGGACATCCTCGAGGAGATCCCACATCATCCAGTCGGTGAACTTCTGCGACGGGTTGACGAATGGGTTGACGTAACCGATCTCCTGCGTCACCGAGGAGGGGATTTTCGCCATAATCCCCTCCCTTCGAGGCTAGAAAACCGCTGTCAGCGCGTCGAACTCGTCATTCACAGCCGACTCGACACCGTGATCAGGCACATCCCCGCAGTCAGTCAGCGGAAGTCCCGTCGATACCGGCGGCTGCGGGTGCGCCAGGAGCGCACCGTGCGCCAAAGTCGCCGAAACAAGCCCCGGAGCCGACGAAACCGCCGCCTCCTCGTCCCACACGAACCCGCCCGCCGGAAGTTTCTTCTTCACCGCCGCGCCAGCAGCTCCGTCGAGGGTCTGTTGGCCACTGTGGGACAGCTTCGAGGAGGTCGCCGCGTTCAGGAACCCACCGCACCACTGCGACCACACCGCCGAATTCACCATCACCGGCTCAACGCCCGCCTTGATCAGCTCAGCCTCGATCGCCGCCGCGTCCCCACGCGCCCTCATCGCGACCGCGAGCGGATCCCAAGCGGTCACCAGCTCCACGACCGCAGTCACCACCTGCGTGCTCGTGGCCGCCTGCATGTAGCCGATCTCCAAGTGGGCGACGCCTTGGTCAGTACCCCATGCAGCCGTCAAGATCCACACGCCGCTGCCACTGTCCCGGTGCAGGCCGATCCCTGGTGAACCTACGAACGTGGGCGGATGTTCAGCTCGCATAGTCGTCCACAATTCCGCCGGAATCTCGGAGATGATCACCGACTCAGGAGGCGGATACTTCCCCCAACCCAGCCAGTCCGCGTCGAACAACGCCAGATCAGCGCTCGTCTTCGCGCCCTGCAGATAAGCTTCCATCTCGCGGTCATTACCGACCACGCCGTACGACGGCTGCGCCAGCGGATAGGCCGCAGGGTCGGTGCGATTCAGCGTCTTCGGTGCCCGATACAGCACGCCGTAAAGACCGGCCGCGCCGCCGGCGATGATCGTGCGAACAAACCCAGAGAATCGGTGACAGTTCGGGTGTTCATCGATCACCGGCGGCGTCGACGCCAGAATCGTCTGCGGGTTATCCGAGGCGGCCTGCGCCCCGGTCAGGTTCGCTGTCTCCTTGGGCACCAGGTCGTAGGCCTCGTCCAGGATCAGGTCGTCGACCTCGGTGAAGCCACGCGCGAAGTGCTGGGTGCGCGGCCCGAAATCGGCCTTCACCACATGCTTATCGCCGGGAATCGGCTTGAGCATGATCACGCCGCGGTTGTCTTTCTTCGACGGCGGCTTGGCCAGCCTCCGCTGCAGCGACGGCACCCGCTCGATCACCGCCACCACCCGGTCGAACACATCCTCGACCGTGGCCCACTGCTGCGCCGTGTACACCACCCGGCGCCGGCACTTGAACAGCTTCCACAGGATGATCAAGATCAGGATCAGCGTCTTACCCTGCTGCCGCGTGCACTCGATCACCACATTGCGGTGCGTATACAACCGCAGGCCCCACTCGTTGGCCGGCAGCAGCGACAAGATCGCCCGAACGATCATCCACTCCCACGGCATGCACCGCAGACCGATCCGGATCCCGAACTTTGTGCACTTGTCGCCGTCGGACTCATCGCCCTCATGCCACACCTCGACCAGCGGCTGCTGTCGCCCACTCAGCCGCGGCCACTTACCCAGAAACTCCGGCCACTCCCGCGGCCACGGCCGACGCGTCCGCGGCTCGCCCGGTAACTCGTCAGTCGTCGTCATCGTCGAGCACGTCATCGCCCGGATCGATCGGAATCGCCGCGCGCCGCCGATGAACCTCAGCCAACAACTGCCGCAAAGTACTCGACTGCTGCCGATACTCCTGCAAAGGCTTGTTCACCAAAACCTGCACCGTCTTCGGCGGCAACTCCAACTCCAACCACGTGTCACGATCGCCGATCAACAGCAGGCTAAGCCGCTCGAGGAAATCCGCGATGATCCCCGCCTGCTGAATCAGGAACATCAAGTCGAACGGATCATCATCCTTCGACAATTCATTCACCAAACGCGACCCCGCCGAAGGCTTTGCTACAACCCTCGACTTACGCTGCGTTGCAACCCTTTTCGCAGGCGCCATCTAACGTTGAAATCCGTTGATTTGCAACACATTTCGCGAAGCACGGCCACCCGAAATGCGTTGTGCCGCAGCAAGTTTGCTGGCGCAGCAAACATCCGCCCCGTGAAAAAAAATTCCGTGACGTTCGTCGCGGCTGGCATACCCCGGGGGGGTCTGATTTTTTTGGCGGGCCGTAATGCTTTGCAGGGCAACATCTTTCGCGTGTGCTGCGATGTCGAATGCTGTTGTGTTGCAATGCATTACGGTATATAGGCGGTTGGCCATGGCCATGGCATTGTCAGTTCGGATGGTTCGGGTGGTGTGCCGGCATTGATCGCTGCTGCGAGGTGTTTGTTGCCGCCGTCGCCGTATTGGATGTTGCATGTTCCGTGGAGTAGCTCGTCGGGTAGTGGGATGGGTAGGCCGAGGCGGATGGCTTCGGCTCTGCTCATTGACCCGTGGTGTGCGTGGAGTTTGCCGCTGTCGGGGTTGGTGGAGTCTGGGTTGTAGTCCCAGTTCTTGGTGCGGTCGTTGTACATGGGGCGGCCGCACCAGCTGCATGGGCTGCCGTCGGTGTGGCGGCGTTTGAGTCCGTCGCCGGCTTGGCGGTGTCGCCATCCGAGTCCCAGTTCGGTTTGCGTTTTGCGTCGGGTGGTGGTGGGCATGGTGATAACCACCGTTCTGGTGTGCCAGATAGAAAGACCCCTATCCCAGGGTTGTGGGCATAGGGGTGCTTGTGCGTGAGTATCTCACGAAATTACACAGGTGTCATTAGTCGGCTGTAAATCCATCTGATCAGGTGCGTCCTGCGGTTGCGGTGACCACTGCTGTCGGGCATCAGCACATCCTCATCTTTCGCCGATAAGGCCTACTTCCGTTAAGCCGCAGGCTGGTAGGTCTCGGCGAACACAGACGGGTTGCAGGGGTAGAAGCCCAGCCTGTCGCGGATGATCCATTCACCCGGCGACACCGGCACCCAACACGCATTCGCGTCCACCCACAGTTTCGGTTCGGGGTAGGCCAGCGGAACAAACCGCAGGTACTCATTGCCCTCGTCGTCGCACTTGGTACCGCAAAACTCCATCACGGCGGGGTTGTTCTCGCCGGTCCATTGGATCGCTTCGACCACGACTGGTTGTTTCTGAAACCGTTGCGGTGCATCCATTTCCACTCTCCTTGTTTGTGCCGATAACCATGCGATCAGTCCGCGAATGCGCCGCTGAGATGGCGGGTGAACGCCTCGTTGTCCATGTCGATCCCGGTGGCCCAATCCGGTGTCGCGATGGCGCGGGCCATCGCGCAATCCCATTCGGTGCTGAATGGTCCGTGGTGCTTGCCGGTCATTCGGTTGACGATGTGCCAGGGGCCACGGTTATCGGCCTGCTTCTTCTTCGCCATTTGTTTTCTCCCTAATAACGCTCGCCGGTCGGCAATGCGGTTCGGCAATGCGGTTCAGGTCGGATCATGATCTATCTCCAATATTTTCGGTGGACGCCTGCGTGTTCTCCGTCGACTCCGATCGATCTGATTAGGTCGAGTACGTTCCATCCTCCGGTGTGTGGGGTGCAGATTGCGCCGTGGTGGTCTGGCCATGCTGCTGGTTCCTGGATCAGGACGGCATCTGGCCCGTAATAGCGTTTCAGTGTTGTGGTGACGTTATCGCCGCGAATGACGCGTGTTTCGGTGACTATTTCGATGAGCGGCATTGGGGGCGTTGGCTTTCTCTGTCAGCGGTGTTGTTTGATGTCGCCCCAGCGGTAGCGGCCTTTGACTTGCTGTAAGCCGTATCGGTGGGCCCAGACGTGGATGGTGTGGGTGGTGTAGCCGAGTTCGTGGGCGATTTGGTTGGGGGTGAGCCAGTCGTTGTCGTCGATGTGGTCGGGGCCGGGGATGGTCCAGCCGTGGCCGGCGGTGCGGATGTCGTGGTCGAGTTGGTTGGGGTGGCGTGTGGGGGTGCGGAGTTCGGTCCAGAGGACGTGGATGACTTGCAGGAGTGCGGTTTCACGGCGGGTCAGCCTCACTGGCCGCTCTCGTTTTGGATCCGGTCGTATGCGTCCTCGATCTCGACGGCTGCTCTGCCTAATGCTGTTGGTGTATAGGTGCCGTCGGGGTTTTGCTCCAGCAATCCTTTGTCTGTCAGTGATTTGAGCGCTTCGTGCACTTGATCGCGCTTCATGCGCATTCTCCTGCGTGGATGAGGTTGCATTCTTTGCAGGCGTTGGCGGCTTCGCTGGTGTCGACGATGGTGTCGGGGGCTGTTATGCCTGCGGGGCGTGTTGCTTTGCGGGACTTTCGTTTTGGTCTTTGGTATGGCCGTTCTGGGTTCCATCGCCAGGTGTCTTGTTGGATTTGGCGTAGTGCCGCTGATTCGCGGTCTGTCCATGGGACGCGTTCTTCGGGCGGAAGGTGTCCTTGGCCTGCGGCGAGGGCTTCGTCGATGATGGTGAGGACGGTTCTGCCGGCTGTGGGGTCGGTGTCGAGGTCGGGGTTGTTGCGGATGATGTTGGCGGCTTCGCGGAGTGTGTCGAGGCGCCAGTATGCTTCTGCGAGCCAGAATTTGAGGTCGTCTACGGTTTGTCGGGCTTCG